CAGCACTTATGGACCCAGATATGGAAAATATTCCAACTGATTATATGAATGGTACAGATTTCCGTGTAACTAAAACAACTAAAGGTCAATACGCAGACTACAGCACATCTAAGTGGGCTCGAAAAGAAAGAGCATTGGATGAAACTGAACTTGCGGCAATTGATAAAAATGGATTGTTTACACTTTCTGACTTCTTACCTAAACAACCTAATGCAGAAGAACTACAAGCAATCGCTGAAATGTTCCAAGCATCAGTTGACGGTGAGTTGTATGATCCTGCTAAATGGGGTAATTACTACAAACCATATGGTGTAGAAGTACCTAGTTCAGCACCAAGTGTACAACAAACTACACCGAGCGTACAGGCAGAAACACAGGCCCCTCTGGCTGAAGCAGTTGCACCATCTTCAACTGCAACAGAAACTGAGGCACCAGTTTCACCAGCACCTGTAGCAGAACAGCCTTCAGGAGATAGTAAACCAAGTGCGGATGACATCTTAAATATGATCCGAAACAGATCGTAAGGAGAAGTCATGCAAAAACCATTTGATTTAAATAAATTCAGAACTGGTCTGACTAAAAGTATTAGCGGTATTAGTGCTGGCTTCCATGATCCAAAAGATTGGGTCAGCACTGGTAATAAAACACTAAACTATCTAATTAGCGGTGACTTTGAAAAAGGTATCCCATTAGGTAAAGTTAGTGTGTTTGCTGGAGAGTCCGGATCAGGTAAATCATTTATCTGTTCAGGTAACTTGGTTAGAAATGCACAACAAGCAGGATGTCAAGTAGTTATATTTGACAGTGAAAATGCGTTAGACGAAGAGTGGCTTCAAGCACTTGACGTTGACACAAATCCTGAGAAGTTGTTGCGTATCAGTGTTAGTATGATTGATGATGTTGCTAAAACAATTAGTACATTTATCAGCGATTACAAAACAAATTACGGTGACTTACCATACGAAGAACAACCTAAAATGTTGTTTGTTATTGACAGTTTAGGTATGTTGTTATCACCAACTGATGTAGATCAGTTTAACAAAGGTGATCTCAAAGGTGATTTAGGTCGTAAGCCTAAAGCACTAACAGCATTGGTGAGAAACACTGTAAACCAACTAGCGCCACATCCAGTAGGATTAGTAGCAACTAATCACACTTATGCATCACAAGACATGTTTGATCCAGATGACAAAATCTCGGGCGGACAAGGCTTTATCTATGCATCAAGTATTGTGGTTGCAATGAAAAAGCTCAAACTCAAAGAAGATGAGGATGGTAACAAAACATCAACTGTACAAGGTATTCGTGCCGCATGTAAAGTGATGAAAACACGTTACAGCAAACCTTTTGAGAGTGTACAGGTAAAAATTCCTTATGAAACAGGCATGGACCCATACAGTGGACTATTAGAAATGTTTGAATCTAGAGGCGTTTTAGAGAAAGTTGGTAATAAACTTTCTTATGTATCACCTGTTACAGGCGAAGAAATAAAAGAGTTCAGAAAAGGCTGGACTGGAGATAAACTTCAGGTAATTATAGATGAGTGGGCAGAACGTACCAATATTAAGGACGACGACGTTGTGGATATTGACGGGATTGCTGACTTTGAAGATAATGAGGTAATGGAAAATGAATCCTGATATTAGTCTTTTAGTTGAACTATGGGAAGGTATGAAAACATACATTCCTGTTAAAGACAGAATACAAGCGGCCGAACATATTGTAGGCTTACTAGATGAACGTCTAGATTTAGGTGATTTAGAAGATTATCTAGAAATGTTTGATTCTGTAATGAAAAATGCAATCAAAGGTTATTATGGTTTCGACGATGATACCGATGATGAAGATGACTGGGAATAAGTATGGCTGGATGGTATAATTCTGTTGTAGATGACCTAGGAAAAATTGTTGATTCAATTGAGTACTACGAAAATGAACTACAAGAAGCCAAGTACGAATGCAGTATAAAGGGTAGCCTGGAGAAATCCAGTGCCGCCCTACCCGGCATTACTGAACATCGATTTAATCAATTACAGGAAATTGAAGCAATCCTTGAGCATTTAAACATAGAACTTCGCAAAGAACGTTCTAAAACATTTCGCAAGTATTTAGAAAACTACAATAGAACATTAAGCAGTAGAGATGCTGAAAAGTTTGTTGACAGTGAAGACAGTGTTATTACACTAACGCACCTATGTAACCAATATGCCCTTTTAAGAAACAAATACCTTGGTATTATGAAAGGCTTAGATACAAAACAGTGGCAAATTGGTCATATCACAAGATTGCGTACAGCAGGCATGGAAGATATTGTGATTTCGTAATGTTATGATAAATGTATTCTGGTCCGGGCGTATTGCCAACCGTGATAAAATAATCCAAACATGTGAACAATACTTATACGATAATTGCCCAGACGTAGAACACAATGTTGATGTAGTAGTAGATATTGTAACTGAAATAGATGATCAATTAGCCGGTTATTGTGTAGGGGATCACGAACACATAGAAATTAAACTTGCTAGAAGATCTGAAAATCAATATTATACTAGGGAAGAATTGCTAATAACTTTGACGCATGAACTAGTACATGCAAAACAATTCATCCAAGGTCAAATTCCTAACAAGATAAAACATATACCTTATAAAAATCAAATTTGGGAATCTGAAGCATACAGTTTAGAAAAACCTATTTACCAAAAATATTTTAAACAATTTTCTTGACAATATCACAATTATTGTATATAATATACTTTTAATTTGTAGGATATCTAATGGCAACACATGCAATGATTGACATCGAAACATTAGGCACAGAACCTGATTGTGTTGTGCTAAGTGTTGGTGCATGTAAGTTCAATCCATACAGTAATGCAGAACCACATACTAGAAAGTTGTGGCGTCCTAGTGCTGATACACAAATTGAATCAGGTCGAAGTGTGTTAGATAGCACACTTGAATGGTGGTCCAAATTACCACAACATATCCAAGAAGAAGCATTCAGTGAAGATAACAGAATGCCATTAGAGCAATTTTTTAAAGAATTAAACAAGTATTTAGTGGGCTGTGATAAAATATGGTGTCAAGGTCCTCAGTTTGATATGGTTATTTTAGAGAACTTATTTAAGCAATTTAATCATCATAGAAACTGGGCATTTTGGCAAGTACAAGATTGTAGGACTATATTTAATATGATGCCTGCAGATCCACGCAAAGCAATTCAGCAAGATTTACATGATGCAAGTGCAGATGCATTTTTTCAAGCAGTTTGTGTCCAGCAAACCTTTGCACATTTTAGTGTTTTAGAGCGATAAATTTACCACTTTTTTTGGAAAATTATTAAAAGTCTTTTTAAAACAAGCACTTACATTCATAAAAAATACCAAAAAAACTGGCAAAAAAGGTTGACCTTTGAGCAAAAATCAGTATAATAGTATATATTAGTTAAACAAAGGGGACTTAAATGATGACTAACTTCGTAAAAATTAAGCAAGGTACATACCGTAAAAACACTGTAGAGGATATGGTGTTTCCAGTGGTAAAGCCTTTAAACATTGGTAAGAAAGGTGCTTTCATTACTGTTGATGGTACTGAAGTACTTGGCGACCAGTTTGGTAAGATTCGTGTACTTATAGATAATCCTACTCAGGATATTGAGTACGTTACTCCTGCTGTATATGCAGATCAACCAAAAATAGATAATACGCCTGTTGAGCAAGAATCAGACGAAGAAGCAATTGAACGTATTGCAGAACGTTTTGATATTCTTGATCGCATGACGCATGCTGTAGCAGAAGGTACAGTACGTGGTATGATCGTATCAGGCCCTCCAGGTGTTGGTAAATCTTTTGGTGTAGAAACTGTACTTGAAGACTACGACATGCTCACTGAAGTAGCAGGCAAACCTGCTAGGACTGAAATTGTAAAAGGTTCTATGACACCAATCGGTTTATATCAAACACTTTTTAATAACAGTGATGCTGGTAACGTTTTAGTATTTGACGACTGTGATAGCATCTTGTTTGATGAAGTGTGTTTGAACATGCTTAAGGCTGTTTTGGACTCAGGTAAAAAACGAACCATTTCATGGAAATCAGAATCCAGTGCATTGCGTAGGGAAGGTATTCCTGATAGGTTTGACTTCAAAGGTGGTTGTATCTTTATTACTAACGTGAACTTCGAAAATGTTAAAAGTAAAAAGATTAAAGATCACCTTAGTGCATTGATGTCACGTTGTCATTATCTTGATCTTACTATGGATAGTAATCGAGACAAGTTTATTCGTATCAAGCAAATTGTGCGAGATGGTATGTTAGAGGATTACAAATTTGGCCCTGAAGGTGATAAAGAAGTTATCAACTTTATGGTAGATAATGCTGATAAACTTCGTGAGATATCATTGCGTATGGTTCTCAAGATTTCCGATCTCAAACAGATGGATTCTAAGAACTGGGAAAGTTTAGCCAGAACTACTTGCATGAAGGGTTCTATCTAAATAAGTATATTTGCTAACGGTTCCCCCGGTGCTCAAACGTTAGTCATCCCCTTCGAGAGCACCACGAAGCCCGGATCCCCTCCGGGCTTCACTTTATGTA